AATCTCGTTGTCTCTTACAACATAGGAAACCGAGCGACTTAATTTACCCGTGGCATTGACCTTATATTTTGAAGGGGATTTTGGTAATCTAAATTTTTTGGTAAATCTTTCCCTATTGGGATTGTCAATTTCTAACCTGATTAAATCAACCAAGAATTGCCCTAAATCATTTAAGAATTGTTCTTCCATTATGGGCAACTCGTGAATCCTGCTGGTTGAGGGAAACCACCAATAATATTCCAAGTTGAATTACCAAGTCCTGTATTGTTTGCGTAATAAGCACTACCCACAGGTATAGTTAAACCTGAATCTAAATAAACTTGTTGTGAGGTCTCTAAACAAGCCCAACAAGTCGCAGGCAGACAAGGGGCACAAAAACCTAAATCTTGAGCATATATTGTAAATGTGTTGCCCAATCCAAGAGCAATACAAGCGTTATCGGAGGTAGAACCACTACTCACAATGAAGGATAAAAGACCACTATTTGACGAGGGGGTTATCGTTGGTGTGGGCGTTAAAGTTGGAGTAGCCGTTGGACTTGGACTCTCTAATGGTTGGGTTGGCGTAATACTCGGAGTAATGGTTTGAGTTGGGGTAATACTTGGAGTTGGACTTGGTTGAATAAATGGTGGGATACACGCAATCTGTTCTACCTGAATTGAAATCTGTGCCTCTACCCCTGCGACTGACTGATTAAACCTGTCAATGAAAGGACTATACTGAATAGGGGTAAGAATATAGAACCCAAAATCGGTGAGGTTATTTGCGAAATAAGCATAGAAATCATATAGTATTTCGTGGCATTGGGACAAGGCGTAAATCTGATTTGATTTGTCTTGAGTTCCAACATATTCATTCAACAGGTCATATACCAAAACATTCCAAACAAAAGTATTTTGGGTTTGGTCTATTACGGAATTGATGGGGACAAAGTGAATCGCAGGATATTTGGTGATATAATCCTCCCTTGAGTAATCCGATAGATTACCCCAAGAAAAAGTTGTCCCCGATAAAATTGGGTGCTGACTTCTAAAGTGGTAGAATAAATCAAGAATATTTTTGTATGTCATTTTCTCACTGCGTTTTGGGCTCTTTGTGCCTCTTTATTAGCTTTGTCAATCCTATAAGATAAATACCCCAAGACCTCCATTAAATCTTTTTTTAGGACTGGCTCCACCTTAAGTAAGTCATCTCCCGCACAGAGCATTAAACTATGGTAATAATAATCAATCACAGATTGGACGACTTCTTGAGGTTCTGGAGGGTTTGATATATTTTGTTGTTCTTCTTGTTCTTCAGGAAAGAGGATTGTGAATCTTCTGTAAGTATCTTTACGAAAGTTTGAAAAAAAAAAACAGCTGCCATCAACCAATTCATTTGGAACTTTTTTCTAAATAGATTTTCCCTTGATTGGCATTCTTCTAATGAATAAGGTATGAGTTCTCTTTCTTCACCAATTTTATCGTTGATTGTGGGACGATAAAAATGTGTTGCTAATTTTGTCAAATCCATCGGGGATTGAGAGAAAAAAACTTCAAGATTTATCCACTCTTCATAACTCAATTTAGATGGTCTCATAAGACCATAATTCAGTCCATCAATTTGTATCACCAAAGGTAATTCTGATGCTTCTGTTGCTGTGGAATATTGACCTAACAACATTTGTGCTACAAACTTAACATCTGTCATAGGCGCTTCCATAACTTCAGAAACAGGAATATCTGTGAGTAAATGTATAAGTTGAACTTCACTAATATTTGGATTGTCTTTAATTGCCGAGTATTGTTCTATTGTTAAACTTTTTATATCGTATTCCTTTTTTTCAAATACTACTTTCATAATTCATAATTTTTTTTAATCCCTTCATAAATCTTAATTAAATTATCTATGGTTTTAGATGTGGTTTGTTTATTTTCTTTGGCTAATTTTCTTAATCTGCCGTGTGTGTTTGTGCTGATGTAAATGAGTTTGTAGTCATACTCATATTTCTTTCCGTTGTCGTCTCTTCTTACTTGGGTCATCTGAACGAATATTTTGTTTTTGGTTTATCTACAAACTCGGAGATAACATATCTCAAGGGGTCTAATAAGTGGTCTTTACCTGATGGTGTATTGGTGAGCCTGCCTTGTCTATCCCTTTTGAACTTATACCCCTTAAACTCTTCAATCAAGTTTAAGGAAAATTCACTGACAAAGATTTTGAAGGTTCGCATCTTTTGGATACCATAGAGAACTGACCCGTCCCCCTTCTTTACACCCCTTACTCTAAATCCACCCCTACGGAGTTCTTCAATAGATTTGGGTTCTGACGAATCACAAACCACCTCATAGTTTTTATCTATACCCATCTCCCGTAATCTAAACATAAGGTCTTGGTTGGTGAGTCCTACATCGTATAGAAGTTCCGTAGCGTAAATCTTTCCTTCTCCATCTACATCAACTCTCACCACACCACACTCATCAGATGCGTAGCCAAAGTCAATTCCTATGTAGGTTGCTTTGATGTTCTTGGGGTCTCCTGTGAATACTTGTGGTTGCTGGTAAATCTTCTCTCTTGGGGGAACTAATTTACCCTCACTATAGATTTGCCATAGTTCGTAATCAATGTCTTTTAATTCCGTGATTGAACGGATAATCTCTTCAGCGAGGAATGGGTTGTCTCTCCAAGATGAAACATACAGAATGGAGTTCTCCTTTTTCTCGTAGTCAAATCCCCACCACGACTCCTCCACTTCAGGGTTATAACAAGAAATAATAAACCTCTCACAACGAATATCTAACTGAACGAAGGAGTTTCTGTCTATGGTATTGACCTCATCTACCATTACGATTGTGTGTTTCAATCCACGAAGACGACCAGTGGTATCGTCCAAACCTACAAACCTAATTACCGATTCATTCTTAAATGTATAGGTCATATCAACCTTGTTTAATACCCCGTCATAAAAGATACCCATTTGACCCATAATATCTTTGAAATCCACGAGTATCGTGTTCTTAATGGATACTTGTGTGGAACGAGCGATTGTGATGGATATATGGGGATTTGTGATTGCTTCAATAATCAGATACTGAAGTGCTGAAATCGTTTTACTTGAACGAGAACTACCACGAAGAAAAATGTATCTATTACCCTCACTTACCCCCTCACTAATATCTTGGAATATTTTAGTTGCTTGTATCCTCATCAGGTTCTATTACTTTGGGAGGGATTATATCTACGATGATTTTATTATCTGTTATTTTCTCACCACCACTTGTTATGTCTATGGATTGTTCTGCTGGTCTCCAATCCTTCCTATAGACATTTTCCATATAATACTTCCAAAATACTCCGTTGAGGTTCTTGCTCTTACCCTCCTCAAATGCTTCAATCCCCTTATCTATCCACCACTGCTGCGAAAGTTCCAAGGCGAGTTTTATAGTGTCCGCAAAATCTTTATCTCTATCAATTAGTTTGTAGAGAGTATCACGGGACATTTTTAGGTAGTTCGCAAAATGGAGTTTATTGCGTCCTCTTTCTCCAAGAGCAATAATATCTTCTTTCCAAGTGGCAGGAACTTTACCACGATGAACTAATGCTTGTAAAGTGGTGTATTTGGGTCTTCCCCTTCCTCTCTTTTCCATAATCATAAATATAGTTTATAAGCAAAAAAAATAACCCCCACCTTATTAAGATGAGGGAACGAGAAATCGTAGGGTGATATGAATGAAAAGAATACGGAGATAATCCTACTCCTCCTCGTTGGTTTTTACACCTACAATAATGGTAGTTCCACCTGACTTATTTATGTAGATGTCTTCAATAAAATCTTTAAGTGTATTGACCTGTTGAAGTGTGATACTGGTTGCCACAAGAACCTTCGTTGAAGTCATCACACGCAAGATGTAATGGTTCTTTGGGAGGGTTTCAATCTCAAGGTGTGCTGCTCTGTAGGAAATACTTTCAGGATTCCATCGCATTCCATTTTTGATTTTTCTGATGTGTTCTGTTGATACATCATACAGGGATGCGATTTGTGAGTTTGATAAATCTGTATCTTCAAATAGCGCTTTGATTTCTTCTACTTGTTCTTTGGTGAGTTTTGTTGCTCCGTTCATAATCTTAATATAAATATACTGAATTATTCTTCTTCTTGTTGTTCTTCCCATTCTTTCATAGATTGCTTCTCACCCTCAATCCAATCCTTGATGTCCTGTGAGAACTCACCAACTACGAGACCATAGTAGAACTCATAGTCAAACTCATATTCGTAGAGGTTTCCGGCTCCCTCAAATTGGTAGTCCAACCAATCTTTTCCAAAGGTCTTTCCCAACCATTCTTCATACTCGGGGACACTATCTTGAGTTCCTTGATAATCCATTAAACCTTGAATGAGGTTAGAGTATTCTTCAAGTTGGTTTTGAGTAAATGTGTAATTTTCCATTTTTGTTTATTTGTTATTGTGAGATGTAAAGATACTGCGAATAAATTAAACTACCAAAAGTTTTTCTTTATCACAATCGCAATCGTTGAGACCAAAGTCAATATTATCTACCCACACTTCTACCTCGTCCAACATTTTATCAATGAAGTCCTCGTGTTGGTCTGCGTTATTATTTACCCATTCACGACTTTGACCCGAGTAATTAACTTTCACTTTGAGTGATTTTTTTGTGAAACGGATTTCGTAAGTGTATTCACCCCATAAATAATTCTTCAATAGTTGTTTGTCAGAAAGCTTATTCTCCCAAAATAATACATCTACGGATTTCATACCCTCTGAATCAAATTGGTTGCGAAATGGGTTTTTCTTATCACCAAACATTGAACGAAAGTTTCTTTCTGTAATGTAGTTGTTGATTGTCTTGTAGAATGAATATTTCAAGTTTCGGTCTGTTGATATATCGGTTTCTTCCATAACATAGGGAAATATGGAATTGTCCCTAACACCACCATCGGAATGAAGCCACGCTCCGAGAACAAACTTGCCGTTCTCATAAATGTTAAAAATTGCTTTAGTCATTTTGTTTATTTTCTTTAGGTGTCTTAAAACCTGCGTTATTTGCTGCTTGGTTCAATCTCTTTACTAATCTTTGTTGTTGTTCGTTCAATTGCTTGAGTTCTTTTTTAGTCATTTTGTTTATTTGTTTTTAGTGGTTCAAAGATTGAATTAGTTTGACTCTACCAAAATCACTTCATTTTTTTTTGCTTCTATAAGTGAAAAAAACTTCAAGGGTGAATTATCCAAACGAACACTATATCCGTCTGTTGTGATTTTTTCTACGACACCAGTTTTACCCTTGATGTGTCCTGCGGTTCTAAAGATTACCTTGTCGTTGATTTTGATTGTATTTTCCATAGTTGGTTTTTTATTAGGGTGTGAAGATACTGCGAAGATTTGAATTACACAAGGGTTTCTTTTGTTATTTTCATAACCTCGGCATAGTCATTCTCAAACTGA